ATTTGTGGTTGGGTACAAGGACGGCAAATTCTACATATACACCGGTTATCTCGATCAGGTTGTACAATCTGTATTTATCGACTGGTTTTATGGCATTAGAGACTATGTAAAAAATCGTACGCAAGTTTATAATTATATCGAAAATAATAAACTGCAAGATCCATTTTTTGAACAAGTATTCAAACCTCTTTTTCAGGCAATTGGTAAAATAAAAGGCTTTATAAACATAAGTCCTGATGAAAGATCAAAACCCGATAAAGCATCTCGTATAGAAGGCAATTTGGAACACTTGAATAGAGATGGTCAACTCATATTTAATGAGGCCGAAAAGGATAACCCAAACATGAAGCGATTAGCCGAACAGTTCAGACTTTTCAGTATGCAGCTAAAAACCGCTGCCGACGGACCCGATTGTATCGAGGGCGCAGTATGGATACTCAACGAAAAAATATCAGCCATTGCTCCTGGCAATTGGAAAACATGGAGTAAGGCAACCAATAAAAAACGATTGTAGAGACGCATAGTTATGCGTCTCAAATAACAAACTCACAACGGATAAAATGAAAAAACTAATTAATCTTTTTCGCGCATTAAATCTAAAGCGCAAACTACGTCGAATGAACAGACGTATGGGGTTCAAGTATTTTAAACGTGAGTGTAAACGCGCTCGCCAGTATTCAAATGATAACGACGGCAAACGCTATCGGGTTTATCTGTTCGACCGATATAGAGCCTTATGCCGCGAAGATATTCAACGCATGAAAAATCAAGGTATCATTTCTAAACATGACGAAACAGGCGTATTATCAAAAAATGCATTTTACGACACATTGACCAATACCAATACGCACCCACAATTTTCTAATCGTAAAGTATAAAATAATGTCTTATAAACCAATACAAGTCAAGCCTAATTTATACGCTGTTTATTTTCAGCCATTAAAAGAAATTGCATTGAAATACGGCTATAATTTAGTGATTCATGGTTCTATGAATCGCGATATGGATTTAGTTGCAATACCGTGGAATAATGAATTGAAACCACATTCAGAAATGATAATTGAAATGTCTGAATTTATTGGTGGTGAAATAATGATTAATGATGACAAGCGATTATTTTCTGATAAACCACATGGTCGTATCGTTTACGTGATTGATATTTACAGAGGTGGTTATTTAAGCGGTGGTGGCTTTCAGGAAATAACGTATCATAAAGACCCACAATATTATTTAGATATTTCAGTAACGCCTATTTTAAATCATCAACAATAAAATATTATGTCATACATACAACCCGCAGAACTAACCACCCATTTAGGTGTGGAACAAATAGAAGCTATCTCCGATGGCGACGAAACTATGCTAGCAAAAGCAATTAGCGCAGCTATCATTCAGGTAACCGGTTATCTATCCGGGTATGATGTTGAAGCCGAATTTGCTAAAGCAAGTGATCAGCGAAATGACCTACTTGTATTATGGGTAAAGGATATTGCTGTATGGCATTTTATCAATATTTGTAACGTAAATACATCTATAGAGCTTCGTGCCAAACGACGCGATGATGCTATCAGCGACTTACGCAAAATTCAAAAAGGCGAGATGGTGATTAACCTTACTGCAAAAACAAGTGAGTCAACCATTCCTTACAAATTTTCAAGTAATACAAAACGTAATAATCATATTTAATCATGGCTAAAAATATAAGTTCTGAAAAACCAATGCAAAGTACCGAAGCGGAACAGGTTATAAAAATGCTGATGGTGCGTCCGGCACGGTTGGAGTCGGCAGATATTGAAACATATAGGACTGCCGTTAATCAGGCTAAAATGGGTTATTACACTAAATGGTTCGATTTGGTGGATAACCTTATGCAAGATGGTTTTCTAAAAGATCAAATAGGTAAGCTCGTTGGTAAAGTGACCAATGCCGAACTTCAATTTCAAATTGATGGTAAGTCTGTTGATGTGATTAATGAATTGATTGATACACCCGAATTTGAAGAATTACTAACTGAGATTGTTTACTCAAAAGTTTTTGGCAAAACAGTAATAAATACGGCCTTTGTCCCTGAATTTGAAATATTCAGTTTTCCACGGCAGCACATTCATATAAAAAATGTAGGTCGCCCACTTGCCGACCGTCAACGTGTCATCACTACCATGCCCGGAGGAGTTACCGGTTATGAATATGCTGACGATGAATTTATTCTCGAATTTGGCAAGGATGGCGATTTAGGATTAATGTATTGTGTTGCTCAATATGTAATTTATAAGCGTGGTAACTTTGGCGATTGGGCAGAATGGGCAGAGATATTCGGGCGTCCTTTTGTATTGGGTAAATACAATAGTACTGATACCAATGCGCGTGATGCCTTATTTGCATCACTATCACAGATGGGAGGTAAACCGGTACTGGCTGCACCAAAAGAAGCGGATATCGAAGTAATTCAGATGACGGGTGGCAGTAATGGCGATTTGTATCAACTGCTGCGCACTGCCTGTAATGAGGAAATAATGATTAGTATTTTGGGCGAAACCATGACTACCGTATCGGGCAGTTCACGCAGCCAAAGCGAAACACATGCTGATACACTGAACGACAAAGCCAAAACGATGTGTCGCTATGTACAGCGCATGTTGAATAAAAAATTTGTACCATTATTAATTAAACGCGGTTATCCTGCTGCAGGTGGAAAATTTACTTTCCCACAAGCTGCACAGGAACTAACAGTTGCCGATTTATCTGCCTTATCAAAATTAATGCGCATTCCGTCAAAATGGGCACACGATAAGTATGCCATTCCAATGGCTGAAGGTGATGAGGAAGTATTAGGCGAAAGTCAAACTACCAAACCCGATCCTAATACGCCATCCGACAATACTCCACAACTTGATGAAAATGGTAATCCTATTCCACCAACACCGGAGCCACCGTCAACCGAAATAAAACCAAAAACGGCAAAGTTATCTGATATAACTCATTTTTCATTGTCAGATATAGCGCGTGAACTACCGAATGAACCGAGTTTTATAGAAAAAATTAGCGGTTTTTTCGCGGACGCCCGGACAATGTGGAGCCGGGCAACAAATCAGGTGACACAATCGGTGACCGAGCGCAGCCGAGGTCTGAGTTTAGCAGACAAGTCAACGAATTATACGGCGGGCATCAACATTGATAAACTGTTTAATCAGGCTTTAAATGACATTTATGCGCAATACGAACTTAACCCGGAAGAGATGCCACTTGTATCTAAACCGCTGTTCGACATATCAAATAAATCTTATCAAAAAGCTATTGACAAAGAGTTCAAAAGTGCGGGCGTAGAATTTGGCAAAAAGAACGAATCTTTTATAGCAGAGTTCAAACAAAATGCAGCTGTGTTCTCAGCATTTAAGAACCACCGACAAACAAGCGATATTGTTGCTCAATTAATCGACGCTGATGGAAATTTACTTTCGTTCGATAAATTCAGAAAGGCGGTACTTGGCACAACCATTAAAGCCGATTATAATCAGAATTGGTTGAAAACAGAGTACAATATGGCGGTACGTTCAAGCCGAATGGGTGCAAAATTAAAGCAATTCGAAGCTACCAAACGATTGTACCCAAATCTTGAATTTATGCCAAGTACGGCGGCCGAACCGCGCGAAGCACATAAAGAATGGTACGGTACTATTTTACCTATGGATCACCCTTGGTGGAAAGATCATACACCACCAGTTGATTGGGGCTGTGAGTGCTCTATTAAAAATACCGACAAACCGGTTACCGATGTTCCTGAAGGCGGCGAAACGATTGATCCTGTATTTGCATTCAATCCCGCTGATACGGCCGAAATAGTAAATATGAAAGAACATCCGTATGTAAAAAATACAGATGCTCAATCAGCTGAGATGATAATGAAATTAGTCAATGAACTTCTTAACGAAAACGCAAAATGACAACTCTTTGGAAAATAAACGGTATTGATACCTATAGTACTTATGGCGTAGGTATTAAGCGAGGTTCATATAACGAAATCATGTCACCACCAACTCCACGCAAACGCTTGGAGCATGAATATACTGATCAGAATGGTGTAGATGTCGACACTACCAGTCCGCTAACCTATGAGCCGCGTAGGTTCAACATCAAAGTAATTATTGCAGCAGTTGACTATACAGCATTTTGGACGCAGTATAACGCATTTATTGCAGCCATTGCCACACCGGGTAGTTTCTCATTATGGGTAAAAGACATTGGGGTTACTACACACTTACTTTACGAGGGTGCTAAGTGTATCGACAAAACACGTTCGCTCAGATATGGCAAAGTGATAGTTAGTTACGAAATTTCAGTTCTCGAACAGAATCCAACAAATCGCACGTATGATCCAAATTAAACGAAATAATGCCAACCTGTTGGCAGTCGACAATCCGCTATCTTCATCGAACTATAGCAAAGCCGTAATGGGCGAAGAACAAATAACGTTGGTGTGGGAGCAGCCAACGTTTTTGCAATTAAACATAGGTGATTACATCGTTTACGAAGGTTCAAACTTTACGATGAACCAAATACCAACTGTCAAAAAGTTGAGTACTCGGGTCTATCAATACAATGCCGTATTTCAGTCAACAAAATACGAGCTTTCAAAAGCTATGTACATGCTTTTCGACAATACGGATACTGTTCCGCTTGATGAGTTCCCGCTTACAGGAACGGCCGAAACGTTCATGCAATTGCTCATTGATAACCTCAACCGTGTAGCGGGCGCATCCACTTGGTCGCTAGGTGATGTTATTCCTGGTACCGAATATAAAAACCTTACTTTTTCAGATGAGGACTGCTTAACTGTACTCGGTCGGTTGGCAGATGAATTCGCAACCGAATACCATGTTATCAACCACACGATACATTTAAAGAAAATAAGTACCGACCGTGAAATAACACTTCAATACGGCTCTACTTTGTACGATATTGAACGTTCATCCGTGAACAGTTCCGATATTGTTACACGGTTGTATGTATTTGGTAGTTCTAAGAACATAGCTGCTAATTATCGGGGTGGAAGTACAAAATTACTTTTACCCGCTCCCGATACCTATCTGCAACATGCTAATGCTGCGTTGTATGGTATCATCGAACAGTCAAAAACATTTGAGGATATTTACCCGCGCTTATCATCAGGTGCGGCAGGAACTGTCACATCCGT